GTGTCAACTCAGCGTTGTTCCTCCACTTCGCTTTCGGAGCCACAGGGTACGCAAACGTAAGTGCCAGCGAGTCAGCAAGGTCGGGAGAAGGAATCCCATCCTTTTTCAACTCCTCCTTGCTTTTGATTTTCATCTTCCCGTTGGACGCGAACTCGTAGGGTACAGAGGTGAGTTCGCGAGCTAGGTCTCGGGACTCGGTCGGTAGGCACCCGACGGTCTTCACCCATTCCGCCATCTTCGCCCACATGTACGCGCGGAGGTTGTAGTACCTCTCGTCTGGCGAAGCATGGGACGCATTCACACCGATGACCGGGTACCCAAGCTCACGCAACCGGTCCACGACGGCAGCTCCCACCCCTACCTCGTCCACGAACACCGCGTCAGGCCGATGCTTGTTGATGAGATACACCGTGTACCCCACGGTCTGCATCGTATCCCAGCCTCGGCGGACCTCCTGCTGATAGCAGATTGGACCTTCACGAACCGTAAACACAGTCCGGTCCATGCCGAACCGCGCCACGTCGACACCAAGGACGATGGGCGCATCCGCGTAGGAGTCGGGAGGCGGGTTTCTACGTTGCGCCATCTCCACGTCGTGGGGGGAGACGAGGGTGTTTTCGGCGGAAGGAGGAAACTTCCCGAAGACGTTCACAAGGACCCAAGGGTTATCGGCGCCGTACTTCTCGATCTGCGCCCGGGCCCAGTTCGGGTCGATGCGCTTGGCACGCTTCGGGTCGTCGGGGTCCCCGGTAATCTCCTTGATGTACCAAAGGTGCCGCTCGGTAGTGGCGGCACGGTAGAGCGGGCCCGACCTGTGGGTTGGGTTCCCCGCCATCATGATTTTCGTCTCGATGCCAGATGACAGAGCCGCCTCGGCGGCCACCATCACAGCGTCGGGAATCCCACCCACCTCGTCGAGCACGAAAAGCACGTAGTCGGCGTGGACACCGGCCAGGGTGTTCGCCTGCTGCTCGGCGTTGCCGTCCTTCGGCCACGTGCGGGCCGAGGCGAACCACGTCTCAGGGTGCTCCTTGAGGAAGATCCGCTGCTTCTGCCACTCGAACGCCTCGGAGAGAAGCGGCGACTTCTTCTGCCACTTCGCAAGCTCCGCCCACAGGCCGTCCGCGAGGTTGTCCGCGGTGATCGAGGTGCAGATGACCTTTGGGTGTGGACGGGTAAGGAGGAAGTTCCACACCAACATCGCCATCACAGCGGTCTTCCCAGGACCTTTGCACGCCTGCATGGCGATGCGTTGATGCTTTGGGAAAGCGTCGCAGACGTCTTTTTGCCAGTCGTCGAGCTCGATATCGAAGAGGTCCCGGATCATCTGCGCCGGGTCCTCTCGCCACTTCTTGAGTTGCTTTAGGGCAAGGATGTCGCTCACTCTGGCAACACCTTCTTGTCAGTGAACTCCGCGTCCACGACCTCAACGTCGACGGTCTTCGACTCAGGGTCGTTCTTCTTCACGGATTTTATACTCTCGATAATGAGTTCCGCAAGGGACTTCCCCTTGCTCGTCACATCCATGCGGTCGATGAACATCGCCTTGCTCTTCGCCAAGGCTTCCGCCGCACGAAGTCGGTGTGTCATGTCCAGGCTCTCGTCGAGAACCGTGAGAGACCAGAACTCTTGGAGTTCGAGGCGGGTCAACACCCTACGCTTCTTAACCGCCTCCTTGGTGACTTCCTGAAGCGCCCTCTCCTCCAGCTCGGCCTTCATCTTGATGGCCTCGCGAATAATATCCATCTTCAGGAGTTGCGCAGCAGACACTGGTGGGTTCGCATACCCAGCGGCGGCTGCGGCCTGGGTAGCATTCCCGTTGAACTCTTCCACGAACTTACGCTGCTTATCCGTAAGCCGGGCCATCAACGGGAGGTCTTCCCAATATCGATTTCCCTTGTTTTTCACCCTGGTGGCTTTATTCGTGGATTTCTGACTCACCGTGCAACCTCCTTGCATTGTCTCGCCCACGTAATAAGACGAAGGAGGTTGTCATTCAAGATGCGGGTCTGCTCTACGTCGAGGCAGACGAGGAACATATCGTCCAAGCAGGACGTATCGCCTAGCGGAGTCCAGTGGGGGATCTCGGGGAGCTCAATCGGACTTGGGTCTGGGGTGCGTACCGAACCATGGGTCGTTGAGCAGCTTGTCAGCGAGATCCCGAATAGTGCTAGGGTCGTCGCAAGCGCGGATAACTTCCAGATGTCTTTGAGCCTCCTCACGAAGTATCCTCACAAGGTCTGTTGCGAGCTTTAGGTCCTGGGAGAGAACCGAACTCCGATTCTTCTCCGCTCGAAGCTCGGCTTCGAGCGTGGCGTTCGCCGCCATCAAAGCGCGGAGGCGTACCTCCTGCACGACGAACGCCACGACACCTGCGAGGGCGACGATGATGAGGGCTGCGGTCACCGGTCCTCGAAGGGGAGTTCAAGTTGGCCCGAGTTCGGCTTCACGTTATCTGTGGCGACGCCTCCCATCTTCGCCGCCTTCGTAGAGGAGTGCATCCCCACGGCGGTGAGCGCAGACGCGAGGGCCTGGACGGCGAGCTGGAGGAGGGAGGTCTCACCTTCGAGGGCGGCCGTAACGGCGGTTCCCACGGCGGCGAAGATGCCGACGAGGGTGAGAGCGCCTCGGCGGGTGGCGAGCCAGGGAATCCACTCGGTAAGCTGCTTCCGAGCGAGATTCACGAGGAACACGGTCGCTGCGGCGACTGTCAGGATTGGTCCGATTGCGCCTGGGAGATTCCAGAGCCGGCCGAGAACCTCTACGAAGGTGCTGGGGTCGAAGATGTCCACGTGCCACACTCCTTGTGAAGTTCATTTAATACATTGCCTTCCTAGGCATCGTCATGTCAAGCCCAGTGGTCATTTGATCAAGACCTCCTCCACGTAGTCGAGGCGCTTCTCGGCCACGGCGAGGCGTTTGTCATGATTCGCCAGGAGTTCCGAGTGCTTGTCTTGGATCTTGATGAGGCGATTCGTGAAGTAGGCCACCATCCCGAGTAGGATGATGTTCCACTCACGGATGATGTCGAGAATCTCGCTCAAAGCTCATACCTCCACGCCCCTCCCCGAAGACGATCAGCGTCTCCCCTTCCGACACACTCCCAGCTCGTATTCGTCCGACTGCTCGAACACGAAGCCGATGCACGGCTCAAGTTCCTGATCACGCTCAGCAAGTTGGTCGCGTAGATACTGCACCTCAGCGCGAAGGTCGGCGAGTTCGCGACGGAGACGAAGAACCATCGCGCCTCCAAGCACCACGTCAACGAATGCGAAGAGAAGCAGTGATATCATAGTACTGTCCCTCCACCACCTCAGTCAGGCATCCAGGCCCTCCCGTCCGAATGGATGAGCTGGCGCCTCTGCTCGCCAGTGGCGGGTCTACGAAGGCCCAGGTGGACGTGGGAAGTATAGAGGATCGCCTGGTCCCACGCGAGCGCCTGACCCGCCTCGTGCAGCAGTCGCATGATCTGCTCCGGCGTGCCTCGGACAGGCACCACGTCTGCGGCCCAGCCGGACATGTGGGCAGACGTGGAGCTCCCTCCCACGGCCACATTCACCTTCGGCCTCCGATAGCCAGAAGTGACGCGCAGCGGCCCGACCTTCGCCCGGACCGGCTCCAGCAGCTCAATGCAGAGCTCGCGTAGGCGCTCGACCACGATCGGCGGCGGCACCTGGTAGAGCCCCCGGGCGCGCGCCGCGTCGGACCGGATCATCTCGGAGAGGCGGAAATGCGGGGAGATCTGCACGTCCTCGACGGCGCCGCGCCCCTCGCAGTACTCGCACAGGAGCTGAGAGCACCAGCACGCGGGGCAGGTCATGTAGGTCACGGAGACACCTCCTCGTAGCTCCTGATGCGGAGGTCGCGGATGGAGCCATGGACACGACTTAGACTGCCTTCGCCGCCGCCAATGTAGGCCGTGCCAGAGTGGCTATCAGGCACTCTGGTGGGCACCCAGCTGAGTAGAAGCACCCCGTCCCGCCAAATCTCAGCTCGCTCGGGCGACCATCTCACGCGTATGTGGTACGAGCGACCCTTCTCCCACACTAGACTCTGGGTGCTTTGCGAAGATGTCCCATCACCCCGCCGCCGCAGCCGGAAGACCAACGCGCCAGATGCATAATTTCGATACAGGTCGAAGCCGGAATTCTGGAACCCCATACTGTCCACCAGCCACATATTATAGGAGACGCCGACAGCCTGTGGCGTGTAGACCAGGCTGATCTCCCCACTCTCCGTCGGCCACCCATCGGTGCTGATGGCGTGCCGATCTTCGCCGCATTGAACGGGGGCATTACCGCCCCAGCACGGACGTCTGGAATCGGCATATCGGTAGAGCCAGCAGCCGACGACGTCTACGTGCCCAGAGCCAGGATAGATGCGGACAGCCAGTTCCGTTGGGGTGCTTGTGATGTTCGTCGTGCAGGAGTGAATCTGGAATCCAGTAACGCTGTCGAGGTCGCAAAACAAACTACCAGACGCGCCTGTCTGATATACCCCCAGACGCGCCCCTATGCTCGCTCCTGTGTCTGCGACACACGCGAACGTCCAAGCCCCAGACCCAGGCGTGATTAGCTGAAAGATGCGAGACTCTTCCCCGACACCACTGACACGATATCCTCCCGTTGGGAGCGATTGGACGGTGGCACCATCCACGGCCTGCCACGGGCTCCGATCCAGCTCCGCCCCATACGACAGACTGCTATCCATCGAATTCCACGCCTCCAGCCCACGCACCGAGTAACAGCCCTGATTCGGCCCGACCATCACCCAAACGCCGGGGAAGACCTCGCAGGGAACGTGGGTGTTGGGGGTTCTGGTGGAGGTGATCTTCCTCCCGTCCGAGCAGGTGTCCGATCGCATGTCACACACCAAGCGGAGCCCCCGCCACTGGATGGACCTGATCACGCCGCCCAGGGGATCAGCCCCGTCGTAACGGGAGCCTAGTCGCGTGGTGGGGTGCCATTCCCAGGCCGAAAGGGTGGTGGAGGTACCGATGGTTTTGTCGTCGAGGACGAGGGTCGTGGTGCCGAGGGTGAGGTCAATACACGCGGTGTGGGTCTGCCCAGGGATGACGGTGCCGCCCTCGATGCTGCCTACGGTCGGGATGCCGAAGCGAATCCGTCCATCGTCGACCACGGAAAGGTAAGGTCGAGGATCATCTGGCCCTGTCCGGCTATCAATGATGGTGCGGTGCGCGCCTGAGGGGCCCGAGGTGAACGTCACGCACATGCGACCGTAGGTCTTGGGCCATCCCGTGGTGGGGTGGTCGTCGGTGAGTTCGGGGTTGACGGTCGCGCCGTCCCACTCGGGCCAGGACTCGGACCATTCCGTGTCGTCGTCGGCAGCGGCGGCGAGGAACGTCGTGGATCGGCGACGGTCGGCTCGGATCTCCGTGGGGAGGCAGTGGATGACCGTGAGGGTAACCAAGAGTGCGGCGAACCCAATGGTCTGGAGGAGTCGGTATCTCATAGGCGTCGTCCGGGGACCCACTGGATGATTGCGCCAGTGTCGGAGCGGCAGGAGACCGGGGTAGGCTTCGGGATGAGGACTAGGCCGTGGTTCCCAGGGACTCGTGCTTCGCCCTTTGTTGCGCAGGCGGTGTCGTAACACAGGTACACCGTGCCGCCGGAGACGAGCACCTCGTAAGTCCCGTTGGGGAGTGTAATGGTCGCGGTGCCGCCAGAGTCGCAGACCAAGGTGTAGGGCGGAGTCCCAATGTCGGGACGGAACAGTGACGCAAGTACAACTGCGAGAGTGAGAGCCTTCATGGCGGAGATTATATACCTGCGGTGTGGAAAAAGTCAACGCCGGGTACGGAGAGAAGGGACCCGACGGAGCCGGAAAGGGACCCACGTCGGAAAGGGACCCGTCGAGGTATAAATGCATAAATAGAGACATCAGATTTGAAAGATCAGCATTTATCCGACGACGTGGCTGCCGCGCCGCCGCGCGCAGCCGCTCCGCCCCCCACCCCCCCCACTCGTAAGGGACCCGAACGAAATGTACTACGAACGTGTTAACGCGCACGCGGTAACGCGAACGTAGTACCGCGCCACTTTGTGCGAGGCGACTTCACGCCTAGTAAACGGCCTTGTGCGCGGCGACTTCACGCCTAGTGCGCGGCACATTGTGCGCGACTACTTCACGCCTAGTTAGTGGTATTGTGTTTCACCACTTCACGCCTAGTTAGTCGCATTGTGTTTCACCACTTCACGCACAGTTGCATGGCGCATTGTGTTAGGTGGCTTCACACGTAGTGCATGGACACTATGTGAGATAGTGATTCACCACTTCGCGCGTTGTAGCTTTGTGCGTTGGGCTTTCGCGCGTTGTACTTGGGTGGGTGGGGCGGANNATTCATATAGGGGGCGCGTGGGGGCGTGGGCGCGTAGGGGCGTGGGCGCGTAGGGGCGTGGGCGCGTAGGGGCGTGGGCGCGTAGGGGCGTGGGCNCGNNNGACTATTAATGTAGGGCGCCACAGACACCCACTAAATTTATCGATAGTTTAAGAATTTCAACTTAGAAAAAGGACTTGCATTCCCTCTAGAGATCCACTAGGCTCTAGAAGGTCGCGATAGGGCGCCCATGATGGGAGGAAGAAAAGGACTTGCAATCCATCTAGATATCCACTAGGCTCTAGACGGTCGCCATGAAGGCGCCCATAATATGGAGGAAACATCATGAAGGCCACCAGCATTCCCGAGGATATCCTGAATCGCTTGAGCGAAGCCGACCTTGACGACCTGGCAGCATGGCGGCGCTTCGAAGACCTTGATTCAGTCCATCTCGGCGGGCACGGTCGTGCCG